CTTTTCTTTGCCTGGAAAACACCAAAACGTAAACAGAAAACGTTATTTATTATTTAAATATCAATGCCATATAAAATATTTTAAAAAAGTATACAAAATGGATTGACTCGATGTTTTACGGGGCGTATATTGCGAGTCAAAGGAAGGGCGCAGGTAACAAAAGCAACTTCCTGGCACTTTAAAAATCAGGCTTAACACCTTGTCAACCGTGGAGTAACTCCCCGATGGGGGACCGAAAGCGGCACTGATAACAAGGCGCATGGGGTGTTTAAAGCGTTACATCCCCCACGAAACCGCACGCAAGGCGACGAGTCAGCTTGCTTGGAGTGAGCAAGGTCACGCCGGGAACGGCGATGATTGCGGGATTAGTTGAAAGATGTTAAGCCGCTCATTAACAATCTGGTCAGCCGCTGGAAGTGCGGCAATTAACGAAGATGATTTTTTATTAAGTATCATCAAGGATATACGGAGATCAGATTATGAGCGTTACAATTATATATGGTAAATGTGATAGCAAAATGAATGCCAGGGAACGCAGAAGGATAAAAAGAGAAAACGAAAGAAAATCATCACCTGCAATCAATAAAACAGACAATGTGGATAAAGCTATTCGATTTGCAAACGAGGAAAGATGCAAACCAAATAGCATTAAAGAACGTCGCAAAGGATCAGTAAAATGGTATACGGAAAATGAAAGCGGCAGCTACTACCACGCAACGCAACCACGCCATTTAGGGGAAAAACCCCTGGATAAAGTCCGCTACCATTAATACAAAATGTAAACATCCGGGGATGACATTATGGTTATTCAGGCGCTTCAATTCAAACTGGCAGTAGCGGAAATGCTTCACGATGCCGAAATGTGGAGCGCCGCGAATAAAGCCTTATACATAGTGTTAACAGCACGGGAGATTAAATGGTGAAAACAGAGTTACATAAAAAGCTATGGACGATTCAGCAAACGCTGAACGCGCCGAAAAATCAGCGTAATAATTTTGGTGGATATAATTACAGGTCGGCGGAGGATATTTTAGAGGCGGTTAAACCACTGCTTCAAAGTATTACGCTGACTGTAAGCGATGAAATTGTCCTGATCGGCAATCGCTATTATGTGAAAGCTACGGCGACGCTAAGCGACGGTGAAGACGAAATAGCGGTAACGGCTTACGCCAGGGAAGAAGAAAGCAAGAAGGGAATGGACGCAAGCCAGCTAACAGGTGCGACATCAAGTTACGCGCGAAAATATGCTTTGAACGGTTTATTCTGCATTGATGATGCGCGAGATCCTGATACTGACGCATACGCTAAGCAGACAGGCCAGCAGCCTCGCCAGCAGAAAAACCCACCAAAACAACAACCACAGCAGCAGAAAGCGCCGCCAAATCCTGATGAAGTATTAGCACGTTTCTGTGATGCAGCAGCGAAAGCGCAGGACGCTAACAAGCTGCGTGAAATATTTGGCAAATGCTGGAAATTACTACCGGAAGGATCGGAACATCGAATCAAGGCAAAAGATGTTTATGACATCCGGGTAGCAGAGCTTAACGGGGAGATGGGTTAATGAGTTTAAATTCAATCACGCTGGGCGGGAATATCGGTAATGATATGGAGGTTCGCTACACACAAAACGGGAAAGCGATTGGTAGTTTTCCGTTAGCTGTAACGAATGGCTACGGCGATAATAAGCGGACAATGTGGGTCACTTGCCTGGTATTTGGTGAGCGTGCGGAAAAATTAGCGCCACATATCCGCAAGGGTGGAAAAATAGTGGTAAGCGGTCGCCTGGATGTTCGGCAATATGACCGGAACGACGGCACGAAGGGAACGGCGGTAGAAGTGGCGGTTAACGAATTTGAATTCATGAACGTTAACCAACAAGGCCAGCAGCAGAAAGCGCCTCCGCAGCAGCAGAATAATAACGGGAATAATCCGCCGATGGACTTTGATGACGATATCCCGTTTTGATCCAATAGGTTAGCGATGGTTGATTATCTAAAACCGCCACCACCGCCACGAACAAAAGAGCAAGTATTAAAAGAAGCCCGTGATCAAATCGATCGCGGGCTTTTTTTATGCGGCACGGCAGCGGAACGGATGGCAAAAAGATTTAGTGACCTGTACGCAAAACAAATATGGTTCGACAACTGGCAGGCAAGTTTTTATCCGCTGCAAAGAAAACCGGATATGCACTGGCCTGAATATGTCGATCCACGTATGCGCAAATATCGCGGGCGTATGGGCCAGGTCATTAACGATTAATGAGGTGTTATCATGATTGAAGAAAAAGAAGTAGACAAGGAAATTCCTGACGGTTGTGATGAGCTTATTTGTTTTGACGGCGGCCTGTATGAGTTCGAAACGTCTGCAGGGTGGCACGATAAATGGCCTAAGCCTACTCGCCAGGAATTAAGCGACCGTAAATCATTCGGCGAAGATGCCGAACGGCTGGCTAATAACAAATGGCTTGATAAGTTAATTGCGGAGGGTGGCAAATGAGCTTTGCAAAAATTGCCGCATTGCTTGCGGCTTTATCTATCGCCGTGCTGTATCTCAGTGTATCTCTTTATATCACGGTAGCGATCATTAAACTCATTACTAACATGTGAGGCCAATCATGAAAGTCGGTAAGGATATTGTGACTGTCGCGTTTTGCATTATTTGCTTCCTGTTTGTGGTTGTTTCTTGTGGCGCATTTGCTGCGTTGGTTAGCTTTATTTTTAGAGGGTTGCCGTGATGAAAACATGGGATGCAAAGGCTGGTGATCTTGTTGTGTTGCCTGAATATCGTGATGACCCTGGCCTGGTTGTACTGAATAAGATATATAACGATCTCGAGCGCCCGCTAGTGGTTAAATACCTGGACGGAACAATCATAGAACCGCGCTACTTTGATGAGATTGAACTAAAGGCCCACAATGTTCGCGTTAAGCCGTTCCGTGCTTATGTTGAAAACCACTGGCGGAAATTGTTCGCCGGACTGAATGGGATGTTTGGCGTATGGCTATAAAATTAGTGAAAGTTAAAGACCTGAAAGGCGGAGAAAAGATCCGCACGTGGTATGGCTATAAATTTATTGTCGCTGCCTTTTCTTTCGGGTCAGGGGGTCAAGTAACATTATTTGATGAAGAAGACGACGAGGTGGGTAAATGGCATCTTGAACAATATGTTGAGGTGTTAAATGAAAATTAAATTACATAAGGCCTATGATAGCGAAACAAATAAGCTATCACTATTTATTGAGTTCGAACGCCGGATCGTGTGTGTACCGTGGGCGCGTCGCTTTAATGATGCAGCAGGGCGGCGACAGTTCGCGTTAGACATGTTGTTGCGCGGTTGCGGCCTTATGCGCCCGCTATCTGATTTAAAACGGATGATGCCTGGATCGTTCGGTCAGATTGATGAAATAGAAATAGGCCAGGAAGAGCTAAAACGGGCGCGTGATTTATTCCTTTCAAGTGAAGGAAACCCGTTCAACCCAGAAACTGAAATGAAATGGCATCACCCACTATAAAAGGATGAACATCATGAACGACATCAAAACAGCTTATTCACTTGGCGGCAATGGCATGTTAATCACTCGCTACACTGAAGACGCAAGTGTTCATGAAGTGGAAACGAAGGATTATCACGAAGTATTAAAAGATATGGAAGCTGGCGCGTATGACGCTGATTTAAACCTGGCTATGCAGATCGTTGATATTGTGATGGACGCGTCGATCCGCGATTATGTTTCTTTAAACGCTGAAGAAAAAACGGTTGTAGCTCGTTATGTCTTCTGCCTTACTTTCGTAAAACGCATGGAAGAGGATTTTGGTCGAGTGCCAGTGCCGGAAGAGATTGACCCGATGGCGTTCGGAAGTGCTGTTATCTTCCCGCTGGATGAAAATCATATGGGTAGCATTGCACTGCATACTATGCGTGACATGATGAAAAAACTGTTTGAAGTTAAATTGCTAGAGAAGTTCGTTGATGACGGTTACGAAGAAGAAGAAGTTAAACACCTTATGCCATTGTTTTACGGCGAAATGGTTGGCACTGATATGCGTGCAAATGATTTCGGCGTGCAGGCGGCTATAGCTGTGCTTAATGATGCACGGAAAAACTCACAGCCAATGCCTGAACCGGAAAAACGTGTACTGCATTAACAGCGTGATTGCGATCACATAAATATACATTTTGTGTTGTGATCGCGTATCCGTTTTGTAAACAGAAATCAAAAGGTTTACGGCACGGAGGAAAACAAGATGGCCCGCGAATACATGCTTTATTGCGTTGAGGGTGGCGTAGGCCATGATGCCTACGTCGCCGGGAAAAGCTATCCAGCCGATGAAGTGCTTTCTAATATGCACTTCCGGGAAAATGAAAGCCAGGTGTCTGTGTGGAAACGGTGCATTGATGGTATTGAGGTTGTAAGCATCGAACGGTATTTAGGTGCGTTTGATTACGGTGTTATTGAGGCTTAATTATGGACGACACATTGTTTTATATGTGCTGTTGCTGGGGTTTTATTGCCTTATGCCTGTTTATCAGATGGTTTATTGAATACCATATGAGGTGATATATGAAATGCGTTGGAGAATATAAGTTACCGGACAACGCCAAATTAGCTGGTGTCGGTTATTGCGGATGTTATTACTACAACTCAATCGGTGACATTTACCTAATCTGCATCATTAAAGGCGTTCAGCATTTTCGCTTGATGCCTTGCACATTAAAAGATCTAAAACAGGCGGTAAAAATGTATGAAGTATAAACGCTATAAAGAGTGGAAAATCCCAGAAGCAGCAACAAAGGCAGCGCCCGGAAACTTTTCGGGCGTTTACTTTTATATGGAAGGCAAATGGTATTTCGGCAGCAGGCCTGATCACTATTATCAGGAAATATGCAAACCTCATGTATGGGATATAAAAGAGCGGGTGAAAGACGGTGTAATAGACGAGGTTTAAAATGGTTAAGAGCTTTTTAAACTGGTTAAAGGCGTGGCTTTTGGTTACGCTTTTTGTTTTTTTGGTGTTCAGTGGCGCTATCGTCATATTTACGCTGGGTATGATTTTTGTTACATGGTCAGTACCTGAATTTAACGACATTGAAAGCATTCTTTTTACTGTACGCGCTTTATTGGCTGGTAGCGCATTCATCGGTTTTTGCTTTACTGTTTCGCGTGATTAGGATGAATGGTGATCCTATGGCTTTATTCAATATGTCAGAGCCGCAATTTAACGCCGTAAAGACTGCCGCCCGCGCCGCGCTTTCGGCCTGCAAAGCGGAGGTAGAGAAGAACGGCTACAGCGATAAAGCCACGCGGCTGATATTAGAGAAGCATTATCGCAAGGTTGCCCCACTAATCAGCATTGAGCGTTTTGTGTGGTTGGTTGGGTATCTAAATAATCGGTGGGGTACTGATCAGGATTATTTCTGATGGGGGTCATGATGAAAAATGATTTTGGAGGTAGTCACACTCCAAAGGAAATTAAAGATCTATGGCAGACGCCTAAACCAGTTTTCAGAGGAATGGACCGCGAATTTGAATTTGTCGCGGACGTGGCGGCAAACAAAGCAAACGCGCTAGTTCCGCGATATATAACCGAAGAAATGGACACGTTGCATTATCCGTGGGGAGCGGTGGCAATGCCTGGTGAGTATGTTTGGCTTAATCCACCATATTCTAATCCTGGGCCATTCGTTGATAAGGCGGCGCTTGAACATCAACGAAATCATATTGGCTGTGTAATGCTATTGCCCGCTGACATTTCTGTTAGCTGGTTTATGAACGGCGTGGAGACGGCAAACGAATGCCGATTAATCACGCGCGGGCGTCTGGCGTTTATCAATGCCGCTACTGGTAAGCCAGCAAGCGGAAACAATAAGGGTAGCTTGTTCTTGATCTGGCATCCACGGTGCAGACATGAATGTATTTTCACGCAGATAACACGTAAAGAGCTATATGCAAGAGGTGCAGAAAATGAATAAAGCGGCTGAATTGCTGAGACTTGCGGCTGAAACTATCGAGGCAAGAGGGGAGCAAAACGGATACGATCGAAAAGAAGAAAAATCAGCGCCAAAAATAGCCACTATTTTCAACGCTAAGATGAATGCGAATTTAACCCCACTTGATGTATGGGATCTAATGATTTGCCTCAAGGAAGCGCGTTTAGGGGCTATTCTCGCTAATGGAACTGATCCGCTCGACACTCTTATAGACCTTATTGCTTATAACGCGCTTAAGGCCGAACAGATATTAGCGTATCGGGAGGAAGAGCTAAATGAAGATGGTGGCAATTGACAGGTTATTAGCCTGCGTTTATGTCGCCGTTTTCGTTATCATCAATCTTATTGTTAACCACTGTGGCCCGTGGGTAATTCCGATCACCACGGTAGCCGCCGTGTGTGTCAATATGATGATTCGTGATTTTCTGTTATATGACGGCGGCCTTAAATGGTCGGCTACAACATGCGCCGCCGCTGGCGCAATCACGGTGCTGATAAATTACGACGCCGGAATGGTGGCGATCGCGTCATTCGTTGCGGTTGTTTCCGGTGCACTTATTTCTGGCGGCGTTTACCGGGTTTTGCCTGGTGGCTTTGATTCTAAACGTTGGCCTGCAAATATAGCGTCCGCCATTGGTGATGCGTTAATTTTTCCTACGCTATCGTTTATGGCGTTTATGCCGGAAATATCAGCTATGCAATTCATCTCAAAAATGGCAGCGGTAACGGTGATCACCATCATTATGCGCCGCTATTTCACGTTTGAGGGTAGAAAATGAGCAGGGCTAAACATTGGTTAAATAATTGGCTTAGAAGTTGGGTGGTGTGGTCGCTGTACGACGGCAGCGGGTACGCCGTTAAAGATTGGGCGGAAGCTGGATATAAGTGCTATTGCTTCAACTATGACGGCGCAAATCACGGAGATTATGAAGGCGTTAAAATCATTCATCCAAATATTGAATACGTTAACGTCTGGATTGATAGCCATTTCCTGGTAATGTTCTCCCCTGAATTGTCTGTTTATCCAGAGCCTGACATTATCCTGGGCTTTCCTCCATGCGACGATCTCGCTGTGTCAGGCGCTCGCTGGTTCGTTGATAAATACAGGAAAGATCCTTGTTTTCAGAATAGGGCGGCAAGAAACGCAATGTTGGTTGAATCTCTGGCTAACATGTATAACGTGCCGTGGATGGTGGAGAATCCTGTTGGTGTGCTGTCAACGCTATGGCGTAAACCGGATTTTATCTTCAATCCTTGCGCTTACGGTGGCTACCTGCCGGAAGATGACAAGCATCCTGCTTTCCCTGATGTTTACCCACCGCGCGACGCGTACACGAAGAAAACTTGCATATGGTGCGGCAACGGATTCAGGCAGCCGCTTTTTAGACCTGTAGATCTTAACTCTGGTGATAACCCTGGGTGGGCGAAAACCGGAGGCAGGACGAAACGAACAAAGATGATCCGCTCACTAACACCGCGTGGCTTTGCCCGTGCTGTATTCCTGGCTAACCATGACCGCGTTTTATCGGACTGAAGTTTACAAAATGGAGTCATTGCGTGATATGGATCACATAATGTCGCTTTTCGCCTTGTTCTGGTGTATCCATTTTGTATACTTCAAGCAAACAAAATGCTCTTTAAAAATCCGGCAGCGCTGAAATGCGTAGAAATCACCTGAAAAGGAGAGAGCATTATGTCTTTTGATGATTACCAATGGCATGACGACTATGAACGAGAAAGCGTTATGCGTGCAATGTGCAATGTATGCAGCACGAAGAAAGGAGGCTGTAACGAGTGCAACGAATGCTTAGAACATTGGCTAAGGGCCGGACACGCCGAAAGGCTGAACGAAACAGAGAATCAAAAATAATCGGGGTGGTTTTTATGCAAAACCCTAAAAAACCCATAAGACGCCGTTGCAAATGCTGCGGCGTTTTTTTTGAGCCTAAATATCACAATCAAACGTGGTGCAGCGATGAATGTCTGGAAGAACTGAAGTTTGACCAGCTATGCCGCGACCGTGAGAAGGCTATGAAGGCTATGGAGCGGAAGAAACGCCGTGATAGCCAGAGGGAAGAACGCAACCGGAAGCGTAAACAGTTAAATCCGCGTAGTTATTGGATCAAACAAGTTCAAAATGTATTTAACGCCTATATTCGCGAACGTGACGCGCGCTTGCCGTGTATATCTTGCGGGACTTACTACGGTGAGCAATGCGGGTGGGATGCAGGTCATTACAGGACGGTAGCCGCCGCCGGACACCTTCGCTTCAACGAGGATAATTGCCATAAGCAATGTAGGCACTGCAACCAGACACTAGACGGCAACATCGGAGGGTATCGCCCGGCGCTGATTCGAAAAATTGGCCTCGCCAGGGTGGTAGCTCTGGAGAACAACAACGATACGCATAAATGGACGATTGCAGAATGTAAGGAGCTAATAAACATCTATCAGGCGAAATTGGACGCCTTAAGGAGAAAGGCAGCATGAATGAATATTCTTTTAGCCTGCCTTACCCGCCATCGAATAATCGCTATTACCGACATTCGCGCGGTTTTCACTATATCAGCAAAGTGGGGAAGGAATACAGGGAACAAGTAAGAGACATCATCGAGCTATTAAATTTAAATATTAACCTACCTTGCCGACTGGCAATTGCCATTTACGCCGCGCCGCCGGATAACCGGATCAGAGATCTGGATAATATCCCTAAATGCCTTTTTGACAGCCTTACTTATGCCGGATTCTGGAGGGATGACGGGCAAATTGACTCAATAAAAATTGTCCGCTGCCGGAAGGTAAAAGGCGGACGCTTGTTTATTAAGATCCGCGAACGCGGCGACCTACTACCGGATATTGACGAATACGCGACTAATATGTGGGGTGAGCAATGAAAAACGAAGTTAAAGATCTGCAAATAGATATTCAGCGCGACGAGCGTGATTTAGAGACGGTCCGACAAATCCAGGCTTTCCACATGCGCGAATTACTTGCGCTGAAAGAGTTCGAAAGAAAGCTGGTGCAATCCATTTCTGATCGTAAACGGCTGGCGGCGCGTTATGAGGGCAAATAATGAATTTAGAATCCATTCTAAAATTCCACTTTCCTAAATCACCGCGATTATCTGACGAAAGCCGGGGCACGTCCCCGGACGCTCTTAATACGACGGATGCGCTAACCGCTGCGGGTATGGCGCAATCGCGCGTAGAGCTTGGATATGGCGCTTTTTTAGGGAAGATGGAACTATCACAAGCCGAAAAACATAGGGCCGTAGTTTTGCTTACAGAGCGTTTAAGGGCTATGGCGAAAGATTACGAATACGTGATGGAGTTAAACGAGGATCAGCGCAATGGACTTATTATTCTTGTTGCCGTTTTCGCGTTTCGGGATTATTGCCAGAGTGCGGCGACCGAAAAAGTTTGCCCTAAGTGCGGCGGCCACGGGCATTTACCAAATCCATATTGCAAATACACATCGACAATTTGTTCGCGGTGCAACGGCAAAGGCTACGTTAAAAACCATTGCCAACGTTGCAAGGGGCGCGGAGAAGTACCGGATAAAGCAGCCAGTGAAGCGGCGGAAATGCCAGTATTCAAAACGTGCCAGCATTGCGGCGGGCGCGGGTACTCGCGTTTCCCGGTAGATCTCGTCCGGCAGGCCGTTAACCAGCTTGTTTTCCCGGTAAGCAGATCAACATGGTGGAAGAAATACCGGGTTTTCTATGAAGACGCCATAGCGGAGCTATTCAAAGAAGAGGCCCGCGCGGAAAGCGAAATTAAACGAGTGACACGGGGTGAATAATGGACAAGTTAGAAATAAACGATCAGTTTGCCGTTATCTTGTTCGAAGATAAAACGGGCGGCGCGTGGTGTAAGAAAGTAACTGGTGCAGAAGCGCGATTGATATTGGGTATGGCAAGCGCATTAAACGAAGGCGAATTGCCAGCCGTACCTATTGAGCCTGTTCACATTTACGGGAGGAATAGAGAAGATGAAAATAATTAATATCGGGTGGTTATATTGCGAAAACTGCGACGACGACGGCATGGTTGTTAAGACTGAAAAAGGTTGCGGCTTCTTTTTGTATCAAGGCGATAAGTTTGTTTGTCCGCGATGCGGTGGTCATGGTGAGATAGAAATTATTGAAGATAGTGCTACAGCACCAGAGCCGGAGCGCATTGTTCTTGACGAAAAAATAAAAATTCATCCTGATTTATTGCAGCAAATTATCGATCACATATCGGCAGCAGCAATCTATGCAGATAATAATTATCAGCGTGAAATGAACGTCAAACGTGCGCTTGAGCAATATTTTAAGGGTGATAGTGATGGCAAATAAACACCTGCATTTGAATTTAAAAGGAGAATACTTCCACGCTATCCGGGCGGGGAAGAAGGTTGAGGAATACCGGCTTTACAATGAATACTGGCGTAAACGCCTGGAGGGGCGGGAGTACACAAGATTAATCATTAAATGGGGTTATCCATCGGATGATGAGAAAGACCGGATTATCGTATTGCCTTACATGGGGTACGAAATCAAGTTGATTCAACATCCACTATTCGGCCCTGATCCGGTGAAGGTATTCGCAATAAAGTGTGATATTTACTAGCAATACAGATTTTAAGGTTTGTTGAGCAATGAAAAAAGCTGGCCTGTCAATTAGCCGCGTATTGTGCGGTGATGAAAACGAGATCCGCATAGAAATTAAATTTAGCACTGGTAAAGAGATAATTCTTTACACGACACCTGAAAACCTGACGCTGGCGCTTACTGGTAAATCTGAAACGCCGTGCAACGTCCGGTTACGCAATATTGAAATTAAGGAATTAAGGAAGGGTGAAAAATGAAAAGTAGAATGAAACGCCTGGTAAGAGCTTACGACAAGGCTTTAATGGTTTTTAGTGACCTGCAGCACAATAAACGTGAGCGTCGTAAATGGGCGCGTTTATTTGCTAAAGAATGGCACGAAGATGATGCGACAATCGACTGTCAAAGAGACGCAGACGAATTAGCAGATGATAACGTTTACTATATGATGTGGTGATAATATGCAAATAATCATTGATTATCTTTGCCATGCTGCAAATACGCTTTTTGGTTTTTATCAACAACCATTCCTGAAAGAATGGGATGAAATGCTAAATGACATCCTCGACAAAGGATTAATAATGGAGGTTGACAAGTTTACAATCAAATTTAATTATGAGGGTGAAATTTATCTAATTTGGGTCGGGAATAGATGGTATTCATACGGTCATATTTATTCAATTGGCGATAAATACATTAAAAGGGGTCAAGAATTCCGACCACGCTTCCGCACAATGCGCCGCCTGCATAACCTGCATATAAATATATTTGAAGATCAGGAAGCGCGGGAGCTATTCAAAATTTACGGGGGTAAACAATGGAGTTAAAGATCTGGCAAGCTATCGACGTAGTTGATAATGAATTATCTATGTTTGCCACTGACGGAAAGCGAGTGGTTATCGCTACATGGACGCACAACCATGATGATATTGTTTTTCGTCGCAAGGCTGCGGAGTGGCTTTTCTCTGATGGCGGCTACACGATGAACATCGCACAGCTTGCCAGAATGAAGGATGAAAAGCTGGTAGACAGCTACACAACTGCATAGCGGGGCAAATATGTGTATCTATGAACACAAGCGGGATAAAACCCGCTTTTTTGTTCGTGCTGGCGTGGCTTACCAGTATCACGACTGCGGATATATCGAGGCGCTTGCTTACGATCTGGACTTCGAACAAGAAAAAGAATGGTTCGATTTCAAAATTTACCGGAAGCGTAAACCGACGCGCGACGAGCGACACGCTATCCGGGACTTTTTAATCAGCATAGACCGCTGGGAGACAGAGGAATGAGAGCGAAGAAAACAGCAGATCAGAAAGCGTTAGTTATCACTACAACTGATGTGTCGTTATTCACGAAGGGTGAAGAAATAGATCTTAAATTACTTTTCGGCATGTTTGAGCCACACGAAAAGCCGTGGTTCGTGCATGAAGACAAACAGGGAAATATGCGCGTAGTAGTGCCGGACAAAAACAGCGACATATTTTTTGCTATTCCAGACCCGTTACATGACGGTGAATTGCTGGCGGTATTGTTGATCGCTGATGCTGTTACTTATAAAGGGAAAGAAATATGAAAGTTAAATTCTTGCACGATCACGGCTACCCATCATTAAAACGCGTGGTAGGGGAAACGGTAGACGTTGTTCATTCTGATGATGTGACCTGCGTCATTTTGGGTAAAGACCTTATCGCTCACGGTGCTGATGATTACTACATTAACCCGGCGTGGTCATATACGTTTAGCCTGGGCGACTTCGTAGGCGATAAGGGGCGCGGCTTGCAAGTAGTCGAGGGTTAATATCATGGACGTTTACGAAGATTTATACCTTCAAACAAATACCAGCACTTTTTATTTTTTGAAAAACGGCGTCGTATATCGCAGCGATGACGGGGTAATAATGAAAGAGTGGCTATTTAAACGCAAAGACCTACTTGATGACCTGGTTTTTGCCGGGATATTCCGTAAACGTCCGGCTAACCTGGAAGAAGAAATGCTGATCGACGAGGTATTAAAATGAAAGTGAATTATTTCAGGGCAAAAGACAAGGCAACAGGAAAGCGGGTGGCTATCCTGGTTAATGAAGCAAATTATATGTTTGTTCTCCAGCCGTGGTGCATAGCTGACTATAACGATGATTATCGCCGTCACGCTGCGCGGCGGGCGGTCGGGATGAAAGGCTGGCAGCCTCGCGACATGCTTAATTACTGCGACTGGAATCTGATAGCAAAATACACGGTCGATTATAAAGGGGTTTTCTGATGCAAGTTAAATGCTCATACTCAAGCAATGACAGTGTTTTCACGATTGGGAGTATTTATGACGTTCACATCGTTTATGGCAATGAAGCACACACAATGAGTAATTGCCTTGCCTTGATTGATAATCATGACGAAATATGGGTATTCAGGCCGAGCTATGAAGGCGGTGAAATATCCGGTGTAGGTTTTGCTGCCAGCTTTGAACGTTATTAAAGGGGCAACAATGAAACATTTATATTTTGAGGTATTGCAGACGCGCGACCGCAATATTTTTGAAGAAGGGAAGATCTATTGCGGCGTTCAACTCCACGGCGCACCGGGCGGTGATGGTGCAATGGCGATAACTGGCGATGATGATAAAGTTTATTTCGCTTATGTTAGCCATATCAATAACGCCGCTGGTTTGTATATTTATCGCATAGTGCATGATTTCCGTGAGATCGCGGAGTTTTGCGCCCGCGAAGGCAGTAAACCGGAATAAGTGAGGTGCTATGAATCGGAAACATAGATACCAGTGCACATACTCACGATGCAGCGCGTTTTTTAAGAATGGCAAGATCTACGAGGTTGACGCGGCATTGGTTGACGCAAAGGATCAGGAATATATTCATGCCATTACTGACGACCAGGGGCAGTTATGGCGATTTTATAAGATGGGTTGTGGCACGGCGCTTGTTTATGCGCGTGCTGGTGGTGGTGCTTTTGCTGCGTTTTCGTATGTAGGGGTATGAAAATGATTTTAACGTGTAACGAATCGAAATTGGGCTGTTTTGAGGAAGGCGTACAGTACACGGCTGAAAAACCGATGGGATTGTCTCCTAAATTTCCGTTTATCGTCGTGACTGACACTTACGGTCACTTATGGTATGCAGGGCCGCTAGGCGGTATTGGTCGTTATGTTGTCCGTAGTTCGGATGGGGCGATGAAGGTTACTTTTACGGAAGAAACGTAAATGTGATCTGTATCACAAGGTTTACGAAATGGCATTGTTTCGGCAGTGCCATTTTGTTATAAAGAAGCTGAAGAGAGAACGATGCGGAGGGTAGAAAAATGAAACGCTGGATTAACAAAGAAGTCGAATCTCGCTTAAACGCATTTTGGGAGATGGTGGAGAAAGAAGACCCAGCACACGCTGCAAGCCCTTACCTGAACAACATCGAATATCACTACATTGCAGCAAACAACGCGGAGTTCGAAGAAGAAGGTGGAGCCGACAAGTTCGCACAAAGCAACGCATTCAACAACGCAAACGAAATGATGATGGCAGTCATCGAACAGGCAGAGGAAGACTACGAATGCAAATCACTTGAATTCGCACGTATGGCATAAGGGGGAAACCATGAACGCTAACGCTAAATATCCGGCCTGGGTTTTCGAACTGTACGCAAGATACTTTGAATTACTGGCACAAGGTGAAGAAGCATTAAGCATTGACGAGTACGCGGAGTGCTTAGGGTTTAAAGGAGACGAAGAAGCATAAAACACGGGGCCGGATGGCCCCATCAAATCAGAAGGGTGTAATCATGAAAAGCGCTAAATTTATTGCTTGCTGTTTTGTTGAAGTTCCTAACGATGATGTTTTCTGTAATTATGAATTTAAAGACAGCTTAGGCAGATCTCATGTTGTTGTTGGTAAGCGCGGCGACTGGTTATATATCACTGATGGAGACAGGATCTTCACTAAAAACCAGTTGTTAATAATAAAGGCAGAAAATGATGAAATACCAGTAGGTAATATGGGGATTATGAATTATCACGCTGGTTTATTGTTAAAGCACGATACGGTAAACAAAGCGCGTAGCTTACCTGGTGCGGAGTTTTAATTTATGGAAATAATCAAAATATGGCGCGGCAACAGTAAGGCTGACGGTGAGTTTTGCCGCGTCGTTCAATTCGTAAATTATGGTAGGTTTTACGAGCTACCTTATGACAAAAGGAAAGATGATTTCTATTTAAGCGAGTCAATCCCGGTGCACAGAAAAATAAAGGCGCTTAGGGGGTTATTGCGAAGTGGTTTTTATTCTTGCCCTAACCCATTAAACAATCCTGAACTGGTAGCTATTTTTTACGAAGGAGAATAGACAATGTCTAAATTTATCAGCGTTAAAGTTTTCCGTGGCACTTTACCGAACGAAGAAAGATTAGGACAATTTGCCGGGCAACCTAGTGCATGTTTCCGTGTAGCCACTGAAGACGATGCGCATGTTAAATGCTTCCACGTATCGGAACCGCCTTTTAATGCAGACCATCTTGAAGACCCGGATAGAATTAAAAGCCTAGTTTTTGCCTATCTGATGTTCCAGGGTATCGCTAATATGGAAGTGGAATTGCTTGGCGCTGAACTGGCGGCAGAATACAAAGTGACTGAAGGCGAAAACGGAGGGGTGGAAATTGAGCGCATCAAATAAACCTTACAAGATCCGGTGTAAAGGCGAATACCCTGGGTTTACGATTGGTTGCGAATACCTGGGCCACATTGGGTACGGCCCTTTCGGTGAGTTAGGGATGAATACGATGGACGACGACGGCGACAGCAGGACGCTTGATCTTGATTCTGATGATTTCGAATACATCCCTCCAGTTACTTACCGTGCCGTTGATGATTTCCTGGCTGAACATGAAGACGAGGGCGATGATGATTGAATGCCTTATAGCTGTGATTGTTTTGCTTTATATCGCTGGCGCTATCCTGATGTCTTGTTTTATTAAGTTTAGCGGAGCTGAACCTGGCGGCCTTGAGATTCCTTTTTGGCCTGTGACTGTGTTTATCGCTTTCTTCGACGCTACGGCAGGGCAGATCAATCGAGCTATTAAGGAGCGCAAGAAATGATTGAAGATGGGGTGTACGCAACAGTAGTAGACGGGCTGTTTTACCGCGTAGAAGGTGATGATATTCGCATCCGCGTTGGCGGTGGTGAGTGGGTAGCGCCAATCATTAAGACGACGCGAGAAACAATTAAAATATTTCTTGATGCTGGTGAACTGGTGAGGGTTAGCGACCTATGAACGAGATCGAAGATGGTATCTATTTGCATAAGGTATTTAACATCGTCTATTTACTTAAAGGTAATAAGGTGATGATAAGACCTGATGACGATCCACATTGGGAATCAAGCGACATGGATCGGCGGCATATGCAAATGTTGCTTGATAACGGCCTGATATATAGAAAGCCGTAAGCCGTATTTGTAGGGCGTAAACAAACAGATTAAAATATTTCCTAACAATGCGAAATTGTAATTACCCGGCCCCGCGCCGGGTTTTTGCTTTGTTGGAGGAAAATCTATGTTCGACAAAATACGGGAGGCGTGCGCGTATGTGACTGGGGCCGTAACTGCTTTTTTCGGCGCGATAACCATCAATGACATTGCCGTCTTTGTGGGTATCTTATCAACCGTAGGCACATTTGCCGTTAACTATTACTTCAAATCACAGGAGAACAAGCGAGCGCAAGAGGAACACGACGCGCGAATGGGGAATAAGTAAATGATTAGCCAATCGCTGAAAAACAAGATTATTGCTGCGGCGGCTGGCGGGGCGATCGCTATTGCGGCTGTGATGGTTAAACCATTAGAAGGCGTGGAGTACGATCCGTATCGTGATGCTATCGGTGTATGGACTGTATGTTATGGTCACACCGGAAAAGACATTATGCTGGGTAAAACTTACACGCAATCAGAATGCGATGCTTTGTTAAACAAAGATCTCCACAAAACCGCAAAAGCGATTGACCCATATATTAAAGTCGAAATATCAGATTTTACCCGCGCGGCGCTTTATTCATTCGCCTATAACGTAGGCGCTACCAACTTCAAAACATCAACATTATTGAAGCTACTCAATGACGGCAAGAAATCGGAGGCGTGCGCACAGCTTAAACGCTGGATATATGCTGGTGGTAAGCAGTGGCAAGGGTTAATTAACCGCCGTGATGTTGAATATGCCGTTTGCGAATGGGGTGAAACATGGACAAGGTGAAGACGTTAATCATCGCCGTTGTTGTTTGCATTATTGCCGGGCTTACCGCCGTAACGTGTTATTACCAGGGTGAGGCGGCAAGGTTACAGGAAGAAGTCACGGTGACGAAAGGCGCACTAAAAACAGCAAGTAACACTATCCAGCAGATGAAGGAGCGAAACGCCGAACTGTCAAAACTTGATAAGAGGTATCACGATGAGATTAAAGCTATCAGATCTGACATTGCCGATCTTCGCGCTGGCATTGATAGCGGTGCTATCAGGTTGCACGTCAACGCCGAGCCAGTGTACGTGCACGACGCCACCGGAACCGCCAGCAGCATTAATGGAGCCACCTGTAGACTTACTGCCAGTGCTCAATCAAATTATCTATCCCTCAGAGAACAACTAAAAGAGAAAGACGCGAAGATCACCGGATTACAGGACTACATCAAAACGCAGTGCATACGCAAAGAATAACAGCGCGCGGACGTGTCGCCGTTTCCGCCAGCCAGCCATAACCGGGCCAATCCTTCCCGCGAGCGACGGCGGAATAGTCAAAAACACGTAATACCGGATCAACAGTCCCATTAACAGGTCAGGCGCTACCTGGGTAGAAGAAAGCGCCATTCACCAATTTTATAAAATTCTGGAAACGGTACTGATGAAGCGCCGTTTTCAGTGTTTTATAACTGTTTTCACTCCCTGCGGTGTCGAGTTTTGCGGGGGTTATATTTTTCAGAATAGGAGATTATTCTGATGGCTAAGGCTAAAGGCATTAAATTGCCTCAATTTAAGATCCCACTCTTTGAGCATACAACCGTTTTCTTTTGCCCGACCCGCGAGATGTTCTATGAATTTTGCGAAAAGGCAGGAATTCCGATTGAACCTGATTTCGAGTTGGCTGGAGGATTAACGCTTACTTGCACTGGCGAGAATGGTGGTAACTTCTACGTGATCGCAGTATTCAACAATGAGTTGGGAACGCTGGTCCATGAATGCGCCCACACTACATTCCACGTTTTAAGTGATGTAGGCGTCGTGGCTACCACGGATCCTACCCATCCGGCGAATGAGACTTACGCTTACATGGTAGGCCGTATCTTCGATGCGTTTTTCCCTATCCTAGCAGAATCAAACGAAGCACAGGTTGCAGCAATGCAGGCGGCAGAAGTCGTCGATCAGGCGCTGGAACAGGCAGAACAGCCGAAGGAAGAAGAAAAGCCAGCGAAGAAAGGTAAACGTAAGCCGAAAGCAAAAGAAGCGCTTGTACCGCGTGTTATGAGTTTTAAACGAGGCTGATTATGATTGCGTCAATACTAACTTTCGTCGGCGGGATGGCGGCTGGATTCATCCTTTGCCTGTTTCTGGTAGTTATGTCTATGCGAGACTGATTATGGACGCTTATTTATTTATCGGAATGGCGGCGGCTGTAATATTGTTTTTGTTGTGGAAGTAATGATTATGGACGCTTACATCATTGCCGGATTAATCGGCGTTTCTGTGTTTCTTGCTGGTTCTATTATAGTTGCGCTGATAAACGTATATATCAAGTATTTGGTGGGGTGAAAAATATGATTGACCCGCTAATTATCCTTTCTGCCTGCGTCGCTGTATGGCTGGCGATCATGATATTCATTGAAAGCTGAAGGTATCCACAATGAACGCATACGAAATGCTATTGCTGGTGGCTGTTATTACAGTTATTGCCGTAGATGTTTATCGGGAGTTTAAAAAATGAAATGGCTTGATTTCTTTTTCCTGATCGTTGCGATTGTTCTCACTATGACCGCGCTTGCTCAATAGGTGAAAGCATGAACGCTATTGATATTATGTTGATCGTGTGTACCGTTGCATTAGTTATTATTGGGGTGATTATCAATGTCTGATGGTGATTTCTTAATCATGGCTATATGCACGCTGTTAACTGTTATTGTTTTCTTCGCGTAAAGGTAAACAATGAAAGAATTATTCGATTGGTTGGAAGTATTAACATACTGTGCAAGTTTTGTTGCTTGCGTATATATCATCAATAAATATTGAGAGGTGAATTATGGCCCGCACTAAAAAGGCAAAAGCTGACGACAAAAAGCCAGCCGCAAAAAGGGTGGGCCGTCCGCATGGTTATACCGAAGAAAAGGCGTTAGAAATCTGTGAACTGGTGGCGGACGGTCAGAGCGTTAACAAAATTTCGAAGATGCCTGGTATGCCTACCCGTTCAACAATCCTGAAATGGTTTAGAGACGTGCCGGAATTCTCGGACATGTACATGCGCGCGAAGGAAATCGGCTTCGAGGTATTAGCTGATGAGATCCTCGATATAGCTGATGATGCTAAGAACGTTGATAAAGACCAACTACGCCGCCACCAATTAATGATTGAAACGCGTAAATGGTTATTGGCTAAGCTACAACCGCGCAAATACGGCGAACGCGTCACACAGGAGATCGTCGGTAACAAGGAAGAAGCACCCGTCCAGGTAGAAGTAAATCAGACTACTGTCCTTGAGATAATCGATAACCTGAATAAGGAGTACAATACTCATGGAGACTGCGACGACAAAGATTGACAGAGAGGTTCTAAGGGGGTTGTGTGTTAAAGGTTGTGCTCCCAAAGACATATCAGCACCTTTGTTTTTTAGTTCCTACTTTTATAAGCAACAGGTTGGCAAGGACTTTTTGGTTGGGCGTCATCACAGAATAATTGCCGATACGCTACAACGAGTTATTAATGGTGAAATCACCAGGTTGATAATCAACATTCCACCGGGCTATGGCAAAACAATGATTGCCACAATTCACATGATGGCCCGCTGCCTCGCAATAGAACCCCGCACCAGATTCCTGCATGTATCGTATTCACACGGACTCGCCTTGCTTAATTCCTCAGAGACAAGAAACATAATCACGATGCCGCAATATCAGGAATTGTGGCCTAGGCAAATGCGCAACGATTCGAACGCGAAAAACCTGTGGTGGACCACTCAGGGTGGCGGCGTGTATGCGACGTCATCGCTTGGACAGGTGACAGGGTTCCGCGCCGGGTACATGGAACCTGGGTTTAACGGCGCAATGATTATTGATGACCCCCTGAAACCAGCTGACGCTTATTCTGATGTGGTGCGAAAGCAGGTTAATACCAATTACAACGACACGCTTTCTTCGCGCCTGGCTGTGCAAACAACGCCAGTGATCGTCATCATGCAGCGTATCCACTACGATGATTTATCCGGCTACCTGTTACGTGGCGGTAGTGGTGAGAAATGGCATCACCTTTGCCTGCCAGTGAAGATCGACAACAGTCTTGACTATTGGGATCTGTACCCGGAAAACAAATTCGCTATTCCTGTTCCTCACAACCTGCCGGATGGCTGGCTATGGTTGCATAAGCATAGTGATAAAGATGAATCAACTCTTAAATCACATCGCCGAACATTCGAAGCTCAATATATGCAGTGTCCGCGCAAGTTCGATCAAGAGGGCGCATTGTGGACTGAAGCGATGATAACCGCCGCGCACAGGATGCAGATAACGCAGGAGAAAATTCGCACGGTGATAGCCATCGACCCGGCGACAACATCATCTGATGAGTCAGACGAAACAGGGATTGTAGCCTGTTCCGCTTATGGTGGTGGCAAGAATGCTCAGTATTCAGTAGACGGTGACTACTCAGGACGCATGTCACCTAATGACTGGGCGCAAGCAGCAATGAACGCCTACAACATCCATGAAGCTGACGCGATGGTTATCGAAACCAACCAGGGTGGTGATATGGCAGAGGCCACGCTACGTAACGCCGGATTCAAAGGCCGCATTGTTAAGGTGCACGCAAGCAAGGGTAAATTCGCCCGCGCCGAGCCAATATCGGCACTGTATGCACAAGGAAGGGTAGCCCACACTGGCAGCCTGTACACGCTGGAAAATCAAATGATGGAATATGTGCCAGCTACCGCTAAAAAATCACCTGACCGCCTCGACGCTATGGTGTGGGGTATCACTGAATTAAGCCAGCCACAGGCAATGGGCCTTATGTTACCTAAGCGCCTGCGCGGATTTTAAAAACCATCCCACAAATCCCCCGCAAGTTTTTCTATTTTTCGCGTAGAAGCGCGTAAACATGTATTCAGGAGTAAACATTATGCCATCCAATTTAGAATTGGCGGTTAATGCTGCCTTGTCTCAACGCCAGGCGGCCTTTGCCCGCTATGCAGCCGCTAACCCATTCTCAATGGGTATTGATGCAAAACGTGATGCTGCGTGGAGTGAATACGGATTCAAAGAAGAAATCACCTATGCCGATTTATACAAACTGTATCGTCGCGGTGGTATCGCTCACGGTGCTATTGAGAAGATCATTACTACGTGCTGGCGCACCAGGCCAACGCTGATTGAAGGTACGGAAGACGAGAAAGCGAAAAAGGAAACTTCGTGGGAAAGAGAAATCAAAAAACGATTCGACAATAGATTCTGGCGCGTAATTGCTGAATGCGATCGCCGCCGCCTCATCGGTCGTTATGCTGGACTGTTAATTCACGTCAGGGATAACAAGCCGTGGGATCAGCCAGTAACAAAAGGCGTAGGCATTGCCAAATTTACCCCCGTATGGGCTGGTGCTCTTACACCGAAGGACTTCGAAGAAAACCCGGATAAAGAAAACTATGGCCTGCCTACATGGTGGGAATACAAGGAGCGCATTAACAGTAAGACCATAGCAAGAAAGATACATCCAGATCGCATATTTATCTTCGGTGATTATTCTGATGATGCCATCGCTTTCCTTGAACCGTCCTATAACGCATTCGTTTCGCTGGAGAAAGTGGAAGGCGGCAGCGGTGAATCATTCCTGAAAAACGCAGCACGTCAACTGGCTATCTCGTTCGATAAAGAAATTGATTTCCGTTCTCTGGCTGCAACATACGGTTGCGACGTTACAGAGCTACGCGAAAAATTCAATGAAGCGGCAGAGGATATAAATAAAGGTAATGATGTGATGATGGCATTACAGGGAGCTACCGTTAGCCCGCTGGTTACTGCCGTAGCAGATCCTTCCGCTACCTATGACGTCAACCTGCAAACCGCAGCCGCTGGTATCGATATTCCAACGCGTATCCTGGTTGGGAATCAGCAGGGCGAACGCGCATCAACCGAAGACCTCCGCTACTTCAATAACCGCTGCATGACCCGCCGTGAGGAAATAGGAGGTGAGCTTGAGGAGCTATTCCGCAAGATGGCAGATCTCCGCCTTATCAGTATGCCAGTCGATGTATCAGTTTTATGGGATGACCTGAATGCCATGACAAAAGCCGAACTACTGGAAGCGGCACATAAGATGGCGCAAATCAATCAGGCTTGTCTTGCTACTGGTGAGGAAATATTCAGCGGTGACGAGATCCGCGAAGCTGCCGGATACGATGGCCCGGCTAGTGAGGTAGAACTGGAAGAGGAAAACGATGATGAAAGTGAAGAAGATAATCAGGCGAATACCTCCAGCCGCGATAATGCCATCTAACACCGAAGACCCGACCATGACAGGGAAGTTAAGGTCTGGTGCTATTAAGCGTTTCAAATCCTGCCTGAAAAAAGTAGCCGATCCATATATCGCCATATTGGACAGGATACAATATAGCCTGGCTGTTAATAAGAAATACACCTTTCAGATTTACATGGATGAATTTCACGACATGCTGGAGGATGCCAGCGACATGATTGATGAGATATTCGAGCTAACAGACCCGGAAAACTTCTGGTTCTGGCAGAATTACGTGAAGGTGGCCTATCAGCGCGGCACGGCACAGGAACATGCCAACCTTGCTAACCAGTCTGTCACGTACTCAAGCGCCTACCCTGATGTATCTGCCGTGTTATCCAGTACAACTTACCGAACACGCCTTGCTCTGGTCCGTACCCGTGTATTTGAGGAAATGCGCGGGCTGACCGCACAGATCAAAAAGGATATGGCCCGGCGATTAACTGAAGGCATGGCCCGTGGTTTAAACCCACTGGAAATAGCGCGCACATTGAATCAGGAGACGCAATTACCGCTATACAGGTGTAAACGTATTGCTCGAACTGAAATATGCACAGCGTTACGCACAGCGCGTATGGATGAGGCAGAAGCGGCGACAGAAGAATTTAATCTGCGCACTATGCAAATGCACATTTCGGCATTATCACCGACTACCAGGCTATCGCACGCGCAGCGGCACGGTAAAACATACACCATAGATGAGCAGCGCGAATGGTGGAGTAGATCCCCTAATTCAATTAACTGCAAATGTAGCACGATTACCGTATTAGTTGACGAAGACGGTAACATATTAAACGAACGAATATTAGATCGGGCGCAAGAAAACTATAAAGTTGCGCACGCTAAATATGGCGAAGATTGGGAGTAAAAACCGTGAGTAAAGAACTGATTCAGGTTAATACCAAATTAACCGCTAATACCATACGCCGGGAAACTTATAACGGACGCGAGCACATTGTTGTGCCATCATATACGCTGCCATTCAATATCGTTATGAATCGTGAATATTACCCGGAAGCTGAAATTATCGCTAATTACCAGTCACTGGAGGGGACACTCGCCCCGCTGGGTCATCCTACCGTTGACGGTAAATTTGTTTCCGCATTTAGCCCGGAAGGATTGAACACCGGGTTTTGTGGAGCGTGGAACAGAAACGTTGAATTACGCGGCAATCGTGTTTATGTGGAAAAATGGGTGGATATTGAAACAGCCAGCCATTCAGAACAGGGGCGTGAATTATTAACCCGACTGGAAGCACTGGAGAAAGGAGAAAGCAAAGATCCTATCTGGTCGTCCGTCGCTGTATATCGTCAGCGTATGCCAGCTACTGAAGAGATGAAAGCCCAGGGCGCTGACCATGTAGTAAAAATTATGTCGATCGACCATGACGCTATTTTGCTGCATGAGCCGCCAGCCGCATCACCTGAACAGGGTGTAGGGTTGATGGTTAATACTGACCAGGCGAAACCGTTAATGGCGGTGGCAATGAAAGAAAACAGTTACCGTACGCTTGAGAAACAATTAACCGACGCGGCGCGTGAATTATTTCCTGATGCCGATTACGTGTATGTGGTGGACTTCACTGATAAAGAAGTGACGATCGCCACTAATACAGAAAGTGCTCAAGTTTGCGCATATGAAAAACAGGCTGATAAAATTATTCTCAATAATGGCGAGCTTGCAACCAACGAGGAAAGTAAATCCTGGTTTACGCAGTTCGCTGAACACCTTTCTAATCTTTTCTCCCTGAATGAAAAAATTAAGGCCAATAAATCGGAGGACGATCCCATGCCTTTGACCAAAGAAGAACGCGCCGAACTGGTAAAAGAAATTAACGAAGGCTTATCCGCCAATATCGCTAATGCAGTAGCAGAGGCATTAAAACCAGTACAGGCAAGCGTTGAAGAATTACAGACCAATCAGAAAGCGATTAAAGAAGAGATCGCAGCAAACGCAAATAAAGAAGAAGCAGAAAAACGCGCCGCAGTAGCAAAAGTACACGGCGAAATTGTTGCTAACGCATTAAGTGGTGAAGCGTTAGACGCAATGTTTAAATCCCTGGGTAAAGCAGCACCAATGGCAGCAAACTCAGCCGCTGGTGGAAATAAACCTGCCACCCCTGACATTAACAACTATTTCGCATAAGAGGTGAATTATGGCCCGTTTTCGTCGTGTAAATATTGACGGCAAATCCGTTACTGAAACAGCAGTATCTGCCGCAGCACTTAAGCCGGGTACTCCGGTAAAAATGGCGTCTGGTAAATTCGCTGCCGCAACTGATACCACAGGACGTATTTATGTTGTTAACCCGGCATACCATGAAGGTTTAGGCATTGAAGATGCGATCCCGGTTGGTCATTCCGTGGTTGCTGACTACGCAGAAGAAGGACGTGAATTTGCGATTCTGCTTCCTGAAGGTGCTTACACCAAAGACGCTGCCATCACCATTGGTGAAGGTGGCTTTAAATTGGTTACATCTGATGAACCTGTTTTCGCTTTCTGCCAGGAAACTGTAACCCTTGAAGCGGCTGATTTTGTACGTGTCCGCGTTGCATAATAATAAGAGGTGAAAAACTATGTTGTTTAATAAACACAACCTTGCTACCAACAGCCGCATTCGTGCCCAGTGGGATCACCTTTGGGCGCAGCGCAACATGTTCAATGATCAGGACGGCGCTCTTATTGCCGCAAATATGGCAAACATGACCGCTGACATCCTGGCATGTAATGCCGTTGGCGGCTTCGATCAGGAGTTCTGGAAAGCTGTCGATAACCAGATTATCGAAATGAGCACCGAAGAGACTGGTATTGAAATCGTAAACGATTTGATGGCTGTGCAAACCGTATTGCCAATCGGTAAAACCGAGAAAATGTACAGCGTATCCGGTGATATTAACGATGAAGTTGTCGTTAGTATCGATGGTCAAGCCCCGCATGGCTTCGATCACACTGAATATGGCAGCGATGGCGACCCGATCCCGATGTTCGCAGCGGGTTACGGTGTCAGCTGGCGTCATTCCGAAGGTCTGAAAACTGTTGGTATTGACCTTGCACTGGATAGCCAGCGCCTGAAACTGCAAAAATTCAACAAGGCCCGCGTTGATTATTACCTTAACGGTAACGCAAAAATCAACGTCAACGGTAAACCTGGCCAGGGTATTAAAAATCACCGCAATACCCAGCAACTAGTCATGACCTCCGAAGATCTCACCACTGACGGATTCGATGCTCTCATCAAATTCTTCACCACTGGTGCATTCGGTGTTATGGCCCGCAACAACCGCGTTGACCAGTATGATCTCATGTGGGTGTCACCTGAAATTATGGCTAACCTGGCAGCGCCGCACATTGCAAACGGGACTGTCGTAGGCAGTGTTCTGAATATCGTTAAACCGTTCATTCCGGTTAAAGAAATCCGTCAGACCTATGCACTGAAAGGCAACGAGTTCATTGCCTATCAACGCCGCCGCAACGTCATTACCCCGCTGGTTGGTATGACTACTGGCGTAGTGCCTCTGCCGCGCACCATGCCTACCGATAACTACAACTTCAAAATCATGTCTGCCGAAGGCTTACAAATCACCTGCGACATGCTGGGCCGTTCCGGTGTTGTTTACGGTCACAAATAATTTCGTATTTCCTGTAACTCCCCGGCGCGATGCCGGGG